CGGTGTTCCCGATACTTTGATTCGAGATGAAGCGGAGAGAAAACAGATGCAAGAGATGATGCAACAAATGGCTGCCCAACAGCAAGGCGGCGGTGTGGTATAAATGTCACACATTGGAGTAGACGGCTACCCTCGCCCGAAAGAGGAAGACGAAAAGATTTCACAAGACATTAAAGCCTTGCTGGGTAGTCCAGCAGGGCGTGAGGTTCTTCGCTATCTCCGTTCCATTACATTGGATGCGGTAGCTGGCGGTGGAATAAGCGATGGCGAACTCCGACATTTGGAGGGTCAACGCTTTGTAGTAGCGCTGCTTGAGCGGCGCATTAAACATGCAGAGAAAGTAGAAAGCAAATGACTGAAGCAACAGATAATGTAGAGGCAGTAGCCGAAACACCTGACGCCAATGTAACAACGGAGTCAGTAGAAACAAGCCGCCCAGAGTGGCTACCAGAAAAGTTTAAGACACCAGAAGATCTGGTTACATCTTATAGCAACCTGGAAAGCCGTATGGGTAAGGGTGAGGAAGATATCCGAACTTCTATTATGGAAGAGATTGAAGGCGAGGCATTTGCCAATCGTCCTAAAACCTCTGGTGACTACACTCTCCCAGAAGGGACTGAGGAAATCGCAGAAGACCTAGCCAATGATCCAAACGTAGAGTGGTGGTCTAACTTTGCTTGGGAAAATGGTTTCTCTCAGGATGAGTTTGCAGAGGGCTTGCAACGCATGATACCCCAGGGGCCAGACCTAGAAGCGGAAGCTGCTAAGTTGGGTGACAACTCTAGCGCTCGTATTGAGGCCGTATCCTTGTGGGCGCAGAAGAATGTGCCAGAGGAAATGTCTGATGCAGTCATGGCTATGGGCGAGAGCGCTGCTGGCGTAGAGCTACTGGAACACTTCATGTCTATGAATGATGGTGTTAATCTTAGCGGCGAAGGGTCAACTGCTGCTGGCCTAAACCAAGACGAGCTACGCTCAATGATGCAAGACCCTCGCTATTGGGACAATACTCGCCGTGACCCAGGCTTTGTAAAACAAGTTGACGAGGGTTTCTCAAAGCTCTATAAATAAAGACAGCAAATCTCCTTGCTATTGAACCGCCAGTGTGACCTCCTCCACTGGCGGTTCTTTTTTGTGTTGCCAAATTGCAACATTTCAGGCATTATTGCTTGATGAGAGGCCCGTATATAGCGGATGGCCCAGAGATGGATAACCAGGCGATGCGAAACACGGACAACCAATCCTGAAAAACCTTAATCTAACTTTCTTTTTATAGGACAAATGTAATGGCTAACACAATTAACAATGCTTTTATCACGCAGTTCGAATCGGAAGTTCACTTGGCATATCAGCGTATGGGTTCGAAACTTCGCAACACCGTCCGCCAAGCCAACAACGTGAACGGCTCGACTGTTAAATTCCAAATCATTGGCAAAGGCGCTGCCAACACCAAAGCTCGCGGTGCTGATGTTACTGCTATGGAAGTAGCCCACAGCAATGTGACTGCAACCCTGACAGATCACTATGCACCTGAGTATATCGACAAGCTGGACGAGTTGAAAATCAACATCGACGAACGCCAGGCTGTTGCTCAATCGGCTGCTTATGCTCTGGGTCGCAAAACTGATGACCTTATCACTGCTGCTCTTGATGCTGGTGCAAACTCCACAGCAATCAACGACACTGCTGGTGCCTTGGTTAAAGCTGACTTCCTGACTATGTTCGAAACTCTCGGCACAGCAGACATCCCAGAAGACGGAAAGCGTTTCCTCGCCCTGTCTCCTGCTGCTTACGCTGATCTGTTCAACATTACTGAGTTCGCTTCGAGCGACTTTGTTGGCGACCAGAACCTGCCATTCGCAGGTGGCGCTTCCATGAAAGAGTTCATGGGCATCAAATGCTTCGCTACCTCGGCTGTTGCTGGCGGTAAGAACTTCTTGTATCACAGTTCGGCCATTGGCCTGGGTGTGGGTTCGGATGTTCAGACTGAAGTAAACTACGTTGCTGAAAAAGTAGCACACCTTGTCACTGCTCACATGAGCATGGGCGCGGTTGTTATTGATGACGATGGCGTTTACGAAGTTCTCGACAACAACTAAGTTATCTGGGGAGGGGGACTTATCTCCCTCCCCTACTACTTACAAAGGTGAACGATGCCCTCTACTGCTGCTAATAGTGCTATTGATATTTGCTCACGCGCCCTGATCCTTATCGGCGCTGATCCAATCACATCCTTTGAAGACGACACGACCGAGGCTCTAGTAGCCTCAAATATGTATGAAGACATTGCACGTTCACAACTATGTTTAATGCGTTGGCGCTTTGCTACCGAGCAGGCAGAACTAGCCGCTCTTGTTGATGAGCCTACTGGCCGCTTCGATACAGCACACCAACTGCCCACAGGAATCCTGATGGTCAACGCCATCACAGTATCTGACCAACCTATTAACTACACGATCTACGGCGACAAAGTATTCAGCGATGTATCTTCTACCGAAACTGTTGTTGCTGACTACATATATCGTGCTGGCGAAGAAGATTGGCCATCCTATTTTGTTGTCGCTGTCGAGTATATCCTTGCCAGTATCTTTGCTACTTCTATTGCCCGTGACGGTAACTTGGCTGCTGTTCTCGAGCAGAAAGCAAATCTCTTTATGGCTAAGGCTCGCTCGACGGATAGTCAGCAACAAACTACACGCAAACTAATTACTTCGAGGTTCCTGACCGAAAGGCGTTCCTAATGGCTAAGGTTAAAGTTCCTTTCAACAGCTTTCAGTTTGGCGAGCTAAGCCCCTCTTTTACGTCCCGTGTAGACACGCAGTTGTATCAGGCTGGCGCACAGAAGGTTCGTAACTTCCTTATCTTGGGGGAGGGGGGTGTTAAGAAGCGCCCTGGCACTGAGTTTATCTACGAGTTTTCTAATACGCGCACCCCCTCCAATCCAATGGAAGTCCGTATTGAGCCGTTTATCTTCTCGGATACTGAGCGTTACATCTTTGCGTTTAGCAATCAAAAGCTAGACATCTTTACTATTGATACCTCTGACAACAGCGTGTCTTACACTATGTCTCTGAGCGGCTCTGGCAACTGCCCTTGGACTACAGAAAAGTTATCAGAGATTACCTTCGCCTCCTCTGGCGATGTTACCTTTATTTGCCACACATCCTTCCCGCCTAAGATTATTCGGCGCACAGCCTCAGATACTTTTGTTACTGAAGACTTCGAGTTTGAAACATTGCAGCTAGGCAAGTCCACGCCTCCTGCTGATGCTCACCTTTTAATTGTGCCTAAACAACCTTACTTTGACTTCCAGCCGCAGGGAATGACGCTGACGCCAAGCTCTGTTGCTGAGGGAACGGGGCGCACTTTAACTGCGTCTACTGCATACTTTACGTCTAGTCATGTCGGCAAATGGCTTTTGATTGGATCTGTTCCAGTGTATATTACTGGGCATACAAGTAGCACAGTGGTAACGGTGACGATTCCAGATGAAGGTTTATACAGAGAGCTTGCTCCTGATAGCGCAGAGGTCTTCTCTGGTATTAATTTTGTTCGCGTTACTATGGCTTTACATAATCTGGAAGTTGGCAACTCTGTTACTATTTCTCGCTTGGGCCCTTTGGGCGGTATCACTCAGGGACAAATAGAGGGCACATTCCCTGTGTCTCAGGTTATTGACGAGAACACATTTGAATACGACTGCGGCCACGCTGCTAATAGCTCTGCTATTGGCGGTGGTAGTATGCGTGTGGCTACTGTAGCTCCTACTACTGAGTGGTATGAGCAGTCTTACTCTAGCATCCGTGGCTACCCTGGCGCAGTAACCTTCTTTGAGGGGCGCCTTTGGTTTGCTGGCACAACAGGACAGCCAGACCACATCTGGGCTTCTAAGTCTAACGAGTTCTTTAACTTTTCTATCGGTGGCGGGGCTGCTAACGATGCCATTGATATTGCTTCTAGCTTTGGTGAGTTTTCTCAAATTAGGCATTTGGTATCTAATCGCGACCTCCAAGTCTTTTCCGCTAGTAGTGAGTCATATATTCCTGCTGTTACATCAGCACCTATCACTCCTGCAACAGCTTTGATTAAACGTCAGACGCCATTCGGTTGCTCGTTTGCACGACCACAACCCTTTGATGGCGCTACGCTCTATACGCAAGCCTCTGGTGAAATGCTAGGTTCGTTTGTGTATAGCGAGGTAGAGCAAGCTTACAACACACAAAACGTAAGCCAGACCGCCTCGCACCTTATGCAGTCGCCTTTACAATCAGCATCTATTAAGGGCGGCTTTGACAGGTCTGAATCCTATATGTTCCTGGTAAACCCAGAGGGTAGCTTGTCTGTTTTCTATTCTTCCCGTGGAGACCAGAAAGCAGGTTGGATGAAGTGGGATACGCCTGGTGAGTTCCACAGCATTTGCGTTGTAGACCGCCAGTTGTTTACTGTTGCTGTCCGAGACAAGGGTGACGGAACCAACCGCTACTACCTAGAAGAGTTCAAGGACGATATGCCTATGGACTTCTGCAAGTATCGCACTAATGGTGTAGCTGGTGTGTTTGATGTTAGCGATCAGTATGCTAACAATGCTAAGGTAAAGATTGTAAGCGGCACTGATTATCTGGGTGAGTATACTGTAGGTGAGGTTACTACTGGTAAGGTAGATGTATCTACTGTTAAGGACTCGGTAACTGCTGCGTATGTAGGATATCAGTTTAACCCTATCCTAAGAACCCTCCCCATCGACATCTTTATTAGCGGCGACTCCCTCACAGGGCGTCCACGCAAGATTGATATGGTAACACTAGATCTGCTGGACACTTTGTCTGTAGCTGTTAATAATAAGAACATGGTGTTGCGTAATGTAAACGATGACTTCTCCTTAGACCGTGCAAACTTTACGGGGAAGAAGGAGTTCCGTTTAATTGGTTTAAGTCGTGATCCAGTGGTTGAGATTACACAGTCCGTTCCATTTGGATTACAGTTGAACGGCATGGTAGTAGAGGTATCGTTCTAATGGTTTGGCAGGTAGCACTAGGGATGCAAGTAGCAGGTGGCTTTATGTCATCTAGGGCAAAGAAGAAAGCGGCTAAAGCGGCTCTTAGAGAGGCTCGCGCACAGGCTGCGGAGGTTCGCCTACAAAAACAAGATGTAGCTCTGCTGGCCACGCAAGCGCACGAAGATCAACAAGCACAGTTTGCAGAAATGGTGGCTTACAACGCGGCTGCTGTTGCTGCTGGTGGTAGAGTTGGACGCAGTGCTGCTGCCCTGAGAAAGCGTGAGCAACAATTATATGGCAAAAGCGTTGACCGCCTTCGTCTTCAAGAGGCTCGTGAAAAAGCTGCTCTTGAAAAAGAAGCTAAGGCTATTGAGCGTAGAGGTGTTCAGGCTCGCAAGTCTTACCGCGCCCAGGCACGAAACACATTATTTGATACAGCATATAAAGCATTTACTTTAGTTCCTGCAAAAGCGCCAAAAAAACCTGAAGGGGAAAACTAAGACATGGTTGAGATTAAACGCACACGCGCAGGTCAGGGCTATAAGCTCAGTAGAATTGGTGTTGTAAATGTTCAGTCAGGCTCCGAGCGAGTCTATGAGCAGAAGGCTAAGGGCTATGGTCAGTTCGCTGACTTTATGTTTGAGCAAACTGCAAGCTTACAAAAAAAAGCTGGCGCTGAGTTTGCTGCTGAGGCTCAAGTTCTTGATGATGATGGCAAGGTTGTTTCCAAGAAAATCCCTTCTGGCCTAGGTAAGTTTGGCCGAGAGGTTGCTGTTAAAGAAATTAACCGCCGCATGTCCATTGCGACTCAAAACGAAATGAAGAGTGTTGCTGCCCAGTTTAAGCTTGATGCTAAAACTAAACCTAATTCCGCAGAATACTTTCGGGCTAATATGGAAACATATCTGGCTCAACGGACTAAAGATATTACTGAAAGTGGTGGGGAAGATTTCCTACCTACCTTTAATGAAATTGCTTACAACATTGGCTCTCTTGCCGAAATGGACATTAAGCTGGAAAGACAGCAACAGCTTAATGATATGGCTGCTAATGAAGAGCTATCTCTCTTTGGTGACCAAGCAACCGAGGCTTACAACATGGCCATTAGTGGTAATGTTGATAATGCTCGTGAATACTTTAATGAAATAACTGAAGCGGCAAAGTCTAGCACTCTGTTAGACGCGACTGCAAAAGCAAGATTTAATGCAAAGGCTAAGTCGGATTTTCGTTTGGGTGTAGTCCGTTCTGCTGCACGAGATAAGACCCCTGCTCAATTATCACGTTTAAGTTCTGAGGCAAAAACAAACGTCTGGTCAGAAGAAACACTAAAAGAAAACCCTCAGCTTGAGGGAGTAAATCTAAGTGAAGATGAGTGGAACCAAACCAAGACGTATTACAATGGGGTTGCGAAGTCTGCCTCTTCTGCTTTGGAAAAAGAATATGAGAATTATAGATTCAATAAAGAGCTTAATTCTGAGTTAATAGCAAATACCAAAAGCAATCAAGATCTTCTTTCGAGGAAACTTGGATACGATAGCATGTTAGATGTTCTTAGCGCTCCTGTTAGTGTTCAGCAAGAAGAAAATAATGCGCCAATATCATCTACCCACCTTAAGCAACTTGCTGTTTCTTTTTCTACTGGCCTCTTGCCAGATGAACAGCTTCTGCCTACCCTTAACAGGCTTACAAATGTTAGAGCAGCACAGCAATATAAAAACAAAACGCTTGATGTTTACTTTGGCGGAGATCAAGGCGAAGAAATTAATATTCAAGTCAAGCGACTTAATATGCTGCGAGAACTAGGCGGCGATAATTTTGCCATAGAAGCATACAAAACCAGTCTATTTAACAAAGCAAATCCCAGTGAGTTATTAAAAATCATTCGGGCAAACAGCGAGTTTATTTATGATGCAAAATCTAGTGATGAGCAAAACATTCGCAATGCAGCCAGATATGAATTGAATAAGCTAACTAACATTCCTTCTCACTTGCGCGATAAACTACTTCCAGCAGCAGAAACATTTCTTGGGACGCCTGAACTATCGTTTAGCGCTGCGGTTACAGCTTATGCTAGAGACAAATACTCTGGTAAAGATGGGTTCTACGAGCAATCTGGCAAATATAATAAATACCCATACTCTCCATCTAATTTTCTTGATACAGAAGGTCAGACTTTATTACGCGAAATGATCGATGCTGTAGCGCCTGAAAAGAAGGTTTATTTAATGCCTTTGTCTAGTTCATCTGATAAAGAAGTGCTTTGGCAACCTTATTACTTAAACGATACGAAGGGGCAAGAAATCGTTGGTAGACCCATTTCTTTAAATGGTTTTTCAAAACATCTTGCAGTTAAAAAAGCTATGGGGCGTATGGATTACATTGCAATGCAATTACAAAAGCGACGAGATAGTTCTTTTTTAAATGAAATAAATGCACTAATTCCACTGGGAGATTAATCTTAAATGTTAAAACCAGTTGAGATCGGATACGATAAACGCAGCCTCTATGATGGTGCGGAGCCGACTTTTAGCGAGTCATGGGTTGCCGAAGTTAAAACTTATACATCCCCTATATCGGATGCATTTACAGAGTTTGCTAGATTTGGTGCGGCTGATATTGACCACTCGTTTGACTTTGCAACAGCAATGGAACAGGCCCCTGAGCTTGAGCCTTTTGCCTATCACTTGGCTCACGCAAGAAATAAAGATCACTTTGACTTTCTTAGCGCCAGCCTGCAAAGAAACCAAGCTCGTAGAGAAGTGATGGCTAACACTTCATTCCTTACTTCTATAGGAACTGCGGTAACAAACCCACTTAACTTGCTTTTTGCTTTTCCAGCCCTCGGTGTAGTTAAGGGCGCAATAACTGGAACAGCTAAAATTAGTGCTGCGGCTGCGGCTGGTGCCAAACAAGGCTTTGCTGCTGGTGTTGCTTTTGAGGGCATACGATATCCATTTGACCCATTGGAAAGCGGTGTTGAAGCCCTAGCAAACATAGGTGCAAGCACAGCATTTGGCGGCGTGCTAGGTGGGGCAATCCCTGGTGGCTTCCATTTTGTTAAACATGTTATGCCTGAGAACGCTCGACGCCTTGTCCCGTTTATCAATCGTTCAGAAGATGGGATGAAGAAGTTTGAAGAAGATCATTTAGATGACACAATCAAAGCTGTTGATGATGAAGCTGATCTGACTGAGATCGACATCATTTACACGGATGATGCTATGCTTGATGCTCCTGTTGTTTCACGTGGAACGCGCACAGAGGCATTTGAGACAGACGCAGACACTGTTGTTATCTATGCTGATGATGGTGCGCCTACTCGCGTTGAAGTTGCAGAGCGACTTGAAGATGGCAACATTGCTTACATAGAAAACGGCCAGCGTTTTGTTGTCGCCAAAGAAGAATTAACTAGCCCATTTGAGTTAGAGTCTATTCCCTCTCCTCTCGTTAGGGATGACGGAACCCAGCCCACAGTCCAACAGCTTTTGGATGAGGAAGTTGATGAGGCACTTGGACTTGTAGATCTTTCAGATCGTGTTGTTACTTCCTTGAAGGCTCGCAAGGGTGAGCTTACACGCCCCGAAGACCCTGCCCGTCCTACAGATGTAGTCCAAACGGAAGAGATTGTTGTCAACCTAGACCGTGCGCGTGATGATTATCACACCCTTAAGTTTACCTTCCCAGAAGTAGAGGGTTCTACAGCCTTAGCTAAAAATGCTTTCCCTACCTTTAAGCACTACACTGACTTTCTTGTTTACAAGGAACGCCGCAAGAGGAATGAAAGCAAACGGCCTGGCGAGAGTGATGCTGCGTTTGAAGACAGAATCAATACACTGGCGATGAGCGATGGGGCTAACGGCTGGTCTACAAAAAAGACCACCTTTACTGACCTCTCTCCTTTTGGAAGTCCTGTCTTTAATGTTTTGCGTTTGTCAGACAAGGATATGCCTCAAGGTATCAAGCGTATGCTGGCTCTTTTGACTGGCAACAATCAGATTGCTCTGGACAGAAACACTGCTGGGTTCGGAACTAATGGTGTAGACCAGCAAAAGAACCGAGGCACAGTTATGTTTCGGAAAACCATGGAGAACTTGCAAGACATCTGGGTTCAAGATGTTAAGGGTAAAGATGGAGCGCTTCGTGTTCGGTCTATTGGCTTTAGCACTGCTGACTGGTCTCTTGCAAAAACTTCCTTTAAAGACTGGATGGAAAGAGAAGTTGCTGTTTACTTAAGCGGTATGCCAGGTAAAAGAACGCCAACCCAGAAAAAGATCGAAGGGGAAATCAAAGGCCTACTAGATGACTTCTTGGATATGGCGCAAGATGATGGGATGCTTCTCGGTATTGAGAACTATGATGTAGAAATTAATCGTCTTACAGATGAAATTGCATACCAACAAGACTTGGTTAATAAGTTTGAGGGCGACCCCGATAAAGTGGCGCAACTAGCAAATGCAAAGCAGTTAATTGAAGAGTTAGAGCTTGGGCCAGACGGTCTGCTTGCTATGATAGATGCAAAGACAACTGCTGGTGGCAAGTCTAACTATCGTTGGCCTCGTTACTTTGATGTCCTTGCTCTGCGTAAGAGCGAGAAGGGCGATAAAGTTTATTATAACGAACTTCGCAATATGCTTATTGAAGAATACAGCACAAAGCCACCCCGTAAAAGATTTAATGAAAAGACTGGAAAGACTGAGGATTACGTTAGCGACCCAGTTAAGGATGCAGACGAGACATTAGGTAACATTATTAGGGATGACAATGACCCAAGCGCCTACATTGGTGGGGTTGGCAAAGGTAAGCACCTTCGTCGTCGCGTTCTAAATATTCCTGACAGTAAGCTGTCTAAGTTCTTGGTAAAGGATGTAACTGTCTTGGGTGCTTATGCTGACAAGATGGGTTTCCGCATGGCTTGGAAGCGTAACTTTGGCGACAAAACGCTAGAGGGTGCTTTGAATGATATTCGGCAGATAGCTAAAGACGCAGGGCTATCAGATAAGAGAACTAAACAAGCTGTCCAGGCGTTCTATGGCGATTATCTGCGAGCCACTGGAACACACATTAGGAACCCACATAGCTTTGATAACCAAACTGCAAAGGTTTTAAGCGATTACGCTGGCATTGTTCACCTTGCTGGCTCTGGCCTTACTGCTACGCAAGACCTTGTAAACATGATTGGTGCTAGATCGCTAACGGATATGTTTGGAATGTTGCGAGAAATGGGTGACTTATTTAATAACGTAAAAGACCTAGAGGGTTTTACAGAAGTATTGAGCATGGCTCCGAACATGATCAAAGAGCAGATGATGGCTGATGCAAAGACTGGTTTGCAGCCAACGCTTGCCGAAAAAATAACCCACTTCCCTAGCAAAGTTATGTTTAATTTGCCAGTAATCGGTAATGATCTACACGCAATTACGAGTCTTACTCGACGCATTGCTGCATCAATGAATATCTCGGATATCATTAAGATTGCTTACAAGATTGCTGACCCTGACCAAACGCCTACTGCTATGGAGTTACAACAAGCAGGAACGCTTGGCATCGAGCCAAAGGTGGCAGAGTATATTTACTCGCAAAGGAATGTAATCGAAAAGGGTAAGTCTGTTTACAGGGCTAATACTACTAAGTGGGAAATGGATACACCAGAAGCTCGCAGCGCTTACGATACTTTCCTAACTGCCATTGATATAGCCACAGACTCTCAGATCATTATGGCCAAGTCTTTTGACAAGCCACTGATTTCCGATGGTGTTGCTTTTGTTCGCTTCCATCCTGCAATGGAAGTCTTTGGCATGAAAGCTGACCCGCTTATGACAGTAAATGGTCGTGAGTATGCACGGGTTCAGTCTGGCATCCTTAAGTTCCCATTCCAGTTTTGGAACTACTCTTGGGGCGCAGCAAGTTCTGTATTGGGCAAGTCGTTTGACCCAACGCACGAGCGTAGACTACAGCACATTGCAGTATCCGCAGCTGCAGGTTACTTGCTTCTTAAGGCGACAAAACCTGACTGGTGGTTTGAGAATAAGGATACTACTGAAATAGCAATGCGCTCTATTGATCGATCTGGTGTGATGTCTATTTATGGTGATATGGCTTACGATGCTATACACATGGCAACCGCTACTGGCTTGGTAGACCCAGAAGACATGCCTGTTCGTGGCAAGATTGCGCGACCAGGGACATCAGATATATATGGTCTAGCTGGCCCAGCGCCTAGCCTTGCATGGAATCTGCAAAGCGCATTTAAGGACTACCTTGAAAACAATACAGATGGCAATGCCAGAGAGCTTTCTCGCGCATTACCTAGGTTTGTTGTTCCAGGACAAGCAGCCTTAGACTTTTCATTGTTTCATAAAAAGTTTCTAAGAGATTAAACACAAATATGGTAGGATAGCCACATGACCATTCAGATTTCAAATAACAACCCTCGTATCTCCTATACCGCCACAGGAGGACAGACTGCGTTTCCAACAAACTTTGCCTTCTTTAATGAGGGTGATATTAATGTCTATATCAATGATGTTCTTAAAACTCTGAATACAAACTACACAGTATCGGGCGGAAGTGGTGCAGCAGGAACAGTAACCCTAACTACTGGCGCAACTGCTGGCGACATTATCGTGCTAACACGCGACGTAGAGCTTGAAAGAACTACTGACTTTCCCACCTCTGGCCCATTCCAGGTTGCGTCACTGAATGTAGAGCTAGATAAACTTATTGCTATGATGGCTGACATGAAAGACTTAGCTGGTCGTGGCCTTCGTCTTTCGGACTCTGATACATCTGCCGCTCTTGTTGTCGCTGATAAAGATACACGCAAAGGCACGGTTCTTGCCTTTAATGAAACTACTGGTGCTATTGAGGTTGGGCCAACTATTGCTGACACAAACAGCATTGCTCAAATTAAAGCTGATATTGCCACCCTTGCTGACATTCAAGATGGCACTGTTGCAACCAATGCAATTACAACAGTCTCTTCCATCTCCTCTGATGTCACCACTGTATCTAGCAACAATGCAAACGTAACGACTGTTGCTGGTCAAACGACCAACATGCAGAACATTACAGATAATCTGACTGCTCTTCAAAACGCAGCTACCAATGCAACAACCGCTACAACGAAAGCGTCTGAGGCTGCTGCGTCTGCTGTTTCTGCTTCATTTTCCGAGGCAGGGGCTAATACCTCTGAGACTAACGCTGCAACCTCTGCTACTAATGCCACCAGTTCTGCTACCGCAGCCTCTACGAGTGCTTCTGCGGCCTCTACGAGTGCTTCTGCGGCCTCTACAAGTGCTACTGCTGCTGGCACAAGCGAAACCAATGCTGCTACTAGTGCTACAACGGCTAACACTTGGGCTAATGCTGCTGCTATATCCTCTCTTAACGCTGCATCGTCTGAAAGCAATGCAGCTTCCTCTGCTACCTCTGCTGCATCTGCACAGACCGCAGCCGAGAGTGCAAGGGATAGTGCGTTAGCTGCATACGATAATTTTGACGACCGCTACCTCGGTGTAAAAAGTTCTGACCCTACTGTTGATAATGATGGCGATGCGCTGGTAGCGGGAGCATTATATTTCAACAGCACTAGCCAGAAGTTTTTAGTTTACACAGGATCAGCTTGGGCAGATGCCTACGCTGATGGCACAACGCTGGTGTCTAAGTCTGGCGATACAATGACGGGCAACCTGTCATTTGGCGACAACGACAAAGCCATCTTCGGTGCTGGCACTGACCTACAGATTTATCACGATGGGTCTAGTAGTTTTATAAAAGATGTAGGAACAGGAAACTTAGAAATTTGGGCTGATGGTGCAGTGATTATAAAAACTGGCGATGGTTCTGAAACTAAAGCCTTGTTTGATACTAATGGTTCTGTTGACCTTTATCACAACAACTCTAAAAAACTAGCCACCACCGCCACAGGCGTTGACATTACTGGCACGGTCACGGCTGAAGGCTTAACAATAAGTGACGATTACCCGCAAATTATATTTACTGATACAAACAACAACCCAGATTGGACGCTTATAGGCGCAAACGGACGCATTGGTTTTTATAACGCGACTAATGCTGTTGAGGTAGCGACAATAAATTCCACAGGCATTGATGTCACTGGCACGGTCACGGCTGATGGGCTGACTGTAGATGGGGACATTGGTTTTTCTAGTTTTGCCAAAGGAATTACACTCCCGAGTGGCACCACTAATGCAGACATCCTCCGAGTTGGCTATACAGGAGGTGTGGGCGACACACTAACAATAGCTCCTGCTGGTGGCAGCTCAACAAGCAATTTGATATTCAAAACAGCAGCTGGTAGCGCTATTAAGCAGCGCATGAGAATTCTTGCTAACGGCGACATCTCCTTCTACGAAGACACAGGCACAACTGCCAAGCTGTTCTGGGATGCGAGTGCGGAAGCGTTACAAATTGACACTAACGGAACTGGGTTTGCTATCAACAGCTCATCAAATGCTTATATGGTGATTGACAGGAGTGCGGCAAATCGCAGAGCTGAGTTAGTATTCTCAACAGCATCAACTAATGTTCTTAATTCACCACCTCTTTCTGCAACGGCTGATTGGGCTTTGGGTGTTTCCGACTCGGACGAATTAGCTGGAGACGCTTTTTATATTGCAACAGCTTCTGGTGCTGGAAATGCCAAAATGGTTATCACTCAGGCTGGCTCAGTAGGCATCGGCACGAGTTCGCCTGATGGTAAACTTCACATTGATGGAGCATCTGATACTGTTACAGGATTGGTGTTTGAGGCAGGAGTAACTGGAGATAATAAATTCATAGATTTCCAGAACACTAGCGGCGCGAAAAGAATGGGCGTTGAATATGACAACAATAATGTTAGCCTAAGTATTGTCGATAGAAGCGAAAACAAACTTCTTACTATAAAAGAAGGTAATGGCAACGTAGGCATCGGCACGGCTTCGCCTAGCCAGAACCTTCATGTTTCTTCTTCTGCCGACACAGTGGTAAGGATTACATCGGCAGACGGTAATGGAGCCTTTTTAGACTTAGGTGATGCTTCTGACCCTGATGGTGGGCGTATAGTCTATGACTCTGGCAGCAACCTAACATTCTCAACGGCCAGCACAGAGCGTGTTCGGATAAAAAGTGACGGGAAGGTAGGCATCGGCACGAGTTCGCCTGAAGAAAAATTAACCATAGCTGGAATTAGAAATGAAGCTACGCTTCGTCTCAAGCAATTAGAAAGCGCATCAAATTGGTCTAATGGGGATGACTTGGGAGCTGTTGAGTTTTCGACTGCTGACCCATCGGGTGCTGGAAGTGGCGTAAAGGGCAGCTTGCGTTATCAAACCATTGGCGGCACTGGTGCTGGAACTTATATGTCATTTAATGTTGCTGGAACAACCTCTGGCACTAACGACACAGAACGTATGCGCATCGACTCAGTAGGACGATTATTTATCGGTGGAACATCGGCTACAGCATCGCCAACTTTAGATAAAGGTATCTTCTTGCAATCTACTACAAACGGAGATGTTCTTGGTTACAACCTGTATGCAAACGAAGGTACTAATAATAGACGTGCAAGTTTCTTTTTAGATGACACCAATGGAGTATATGGTTTTGACACGTCAGCCTCTACAGGACTTTGCAGTTTTGTTGTCAAGTCAGCGACCTCAGAAAAGTTAAGAGTAGACCCATCAGGAAATCTGCTGGTGGGGACGACATCAGTAAATCCTGGACTTGGAAATACAAATGAAGGCCATTCGTTAAACGCTTCAGGAACTGCGGTGCATAGTGCAGACGGGAACAATGCTTTACGAGTTAATCGAAACACAAGTGACGGGACAGTCATAACTATAGCCAAAGACGGCACAACTGCTGGACACATATCGACTAGAGGCGGCGGTATGTATCTTGGAACGGCAAGCAACGCTATTCGATTTACCTCTACTGATATACGCCCTGTTAATGTGAGTGGTGTTAATACCACCAACACTGTTGATTTGGGTGATGCTGCTGCTCGCTTCAAAGACCTCCATCTGGGCGGCACTGCTAATGCTGTTACGATAAACACCGATGGCCCAACAGGCACAGGCAATGGCATCGTGATGGCTGCTTCTGGTTGGCCTTACAAGGGTCGCATCGGCATGAACGGCACAAGCGGCGGTAAGCAATATTGGACTGCAAACTATAACCTTAACACCAGCTCTGTAGACAGTGCATCATACTATTCAACTTATATTGAGAACTCTGCCCAGCATGGCATCATAGCTTTTGGCACATCGTCTGCTGTGAACACAGCTCCGTCGGAACGCGCAAGACTGGATTCATCAGGAAATCTGCTGGTGGGTAAGACTATAAGCTCTAGTGCTACAGTGGGAATAACACTAGAACCTGCGGGGGCTGTTGTCGCAACAAGAGACGGCGGAGAGTGCTTTATAGCTAACCGCAAAACTTCTGATGGAACTATAATACAGTTAAGAAAAGACCAAACAACTGTCGGTTCGATTGGGACGCAAGGTGGTGCTGCAACTATTGGCAATGGTGTAACAGGATTACGGTTTTCAGCCGCAGGATATGTTCATCCGCATAACATTACTACAAACACAGCCTCTGATAATACGACAGATTTGGGTGCATCTACAGCTCGCTTCAAAGACCTCCACCTCAGCGGCACTGCTTATGCTAGCAATGTAGTGTCCCAAGTTGCAATCAACGCACAGACTGGCACAGCCTACACAACAGTTCTTACTGACCAGTCCAAGCTGGTGACGCTGACAAACGCATCTGCCATTGCCTTTACCATTCCTGCTAATTCTTCTGTAGCTTATCCGATTGGCACACAGATTGACTTATCTCAGTTTGGCGCTGGCCAAGTGACTGTGGCTGGGGCTAGTGGCGTAACAGTAAACAGTGCATCAGGTTTAAAGCTCCGCGCTCAATACTCGTCTGCCAGTTGCATCAAAGTCGCCACTAATACTTGGTTGCTGGTAGGCGACTTGGAGGTTTCATAATGTTTACGCTTGGGATAATTGCATCATCTTCTGTTGATGCTGGCCCCAAAGCTGTCGGTAATGGAACAGTTGGAATTGTAGCAAGAGGAACATACAGCCCAGCGTATTGGGGTTACGTTGACACTTCCACGGGAACATTATCTTTGACTTCGGGAAGTTACTCAGCCGCATTTGGCCCTGCCATCAGCGTTATACGTACCTTTGTTAATTTCCAAGCTGGTGCCATTACTGGCAACGATACAATTACTTTCAGGGTTGTCCTGGATGGCCTTGCAGTTACTCCAGCAATCTGGACTTCTATAAAGGTTACTGTTGGCGGCTCAACTTATTCGTATACCAGCGCGTCTGCAACGGTTTCAACCACTGGAAGTCAAACCCAATATCTATGGACTGACACAAATCCATTCTCAACAGAGTCTTCTGGGACTGCATTTACTTGGGAGGTTATAAAATGATTTTTAATACGTTCACACTTAATGGAGTAATAAAACTTTCAGCTTACTTTACAATAGAAGATGTTGACGAAGATTGCTATATTGAGACGCCTGTACAGCACGACACATCTGACAACGAATTAAACGAACAATTTCTTCGTAACACTTTAAGTCAAATATACTCACACGAATTAACTGAAGAACAACTTTTATCTATAACCTTTATTGAAAAACTTGGAGACTAAAATGACAACTTGGACTATCGCAAACTTAGAACGCAACACTGATGACGGCGGCGTAACAGTCGCACATTGGCGTGTAACTGAAACAGAAGTAGTTGGGGAAGGCGATGATGCCGTAACCTATTCTGCTTCTTCCTACGGCACTGTCGGCTTTACGCCAGATGCAGATGCCGACGGCTTTATTGACTTTAATAGCCTGACCGAAGCTGATGTGCTTGGCTGGGTATACGAAGAAGTCAATCAAGCCGACACCGAAGCTGCACTGGCTGCTGATATTGCTGGGCAGAAAACCCCTGTTACTACTGACGGAGTTCCGTGGTAACGCAACCTACAGGAGAGACTAATGACCGAGAAACAAACAAACGTCATTACGATTAACGACAAAGAATATACTGAAGATCAACTGAGCGACGAGCAGAAGGTTATGATTAATCATATCTCTGATCTTGATCGCAAGATTGGTTCAACCCAATTTAACCTTGACCAACTTAATGTCGGCAGACAAGCATTTATGAATATGTTGCAGTCATCCCTGGAAGCTGACGCCCCAACAATACAGGATGCGGACTAATGGAAAGCAAAGCTGCCACTGACATAGTAGTAGCAGGGGGTGTAATTACAGCACCTGTCTGGATGTCTGGGGCAACTGTGTGGATGCAGTTTATTGGTGCAACGATCGGTCTCGGCTTGTTGTTTTGGCGGGTGTGGAAGGCTTACAAGGATCAGTAACATGAACTTCGGTGAGACTTTACTACAGTGGTGGCCTGTCATTACACTGGCCCTTGCTATGGCCTGGTGGATTAGTCGTAGTATCTCCAAGCTAGAATCCCAACACGACAAGCTTGACACGCGAATGGAAAACGCCGAAGACAAATTGACAACCTTGTTTGATCTGTGGAATCATCACATTGACAGGCTGTTAAATGAAAGGAAACCAAAATGATTAACATACTAAGTGCGGTTACTGGCATTGCTGGTAACTGGGTAAATGGTAAGGTCGAGGAGAGCAAAGCTAAGTCGGCTGTTAAAGTGGAGAAGGCTAAGGCTGATGCGGAAGTTCAGAAGCGTATTGCGACAGGTGAAGTTGACTGGGAAGCCAACATGGCTGACTCAACGAAGAACTCGTGGAAAGATGAGTTCGCTCTCGTGGTGTTGCTCGTCCCGTCTATCCTAGTTTTTGTGCCATCGCTGACTCAACACGTGCGGGAGGGGTTCGCGGTCTTGGATACACTCCCGAGTTGGTATCAATACCTCTTATTCGTGGCGGTAACAGCATCCTTTGGGGTGAAGGGTGCCGACAAACTGATGGGTATGCGCGGAAAAAAGTAGATACTCCTGTGAAGGCGGAGCCTAAAG